TCGAAGTATTAAAAAAACTTGGTCTGCCAATTCCAGGCAAAACTACTAAGAAGGATGAGGAATAAGACGTGGCAATTTATCTAGATAATAACGTTGGCCTGAAAATTGCCACCGTAGACCTTAGCGAGTACGTAACGAGCATTACTCTTACGCAAACATTTGACGAAGTTGAGACCACAGCGATGGGCGCGACTGCACACCAATTTGCAAAAGGTTTAGAAGCATCTACGCTAACCGTAGATTTTCTTAATGACTGGGCAGCTGCAAAAGTCCAGGCAACCTTGCAAGCCGCATACGGCACAAGCGTTACTGCAATAGTTATACCTGTAAAGGGAACAGCTGTTAGCGCTGCAAATCCAACCTACACAGTATCTATCTTGGTCAATAACTTGACTCCAGTAGGTACAGGTGGGCCAGAGGATTTTGCACGCTCATCTATGACTTTTACCTGCACATCCGCAGTAGCTTATTCAGCATCAACACCGTTTTAATTAATTAAGGGGCAGAAAATGGCAAGACTAAAGATCGTAAGGGCTACTGGGGAAAGCATCGTGAGCATTACCCCGGTGGTTGAAGTCGCGTTTGAAAAGTACGCAGGGCAAGGCCTATACAAGCAGCTACGCGAGCACGAAAAGAATAGCGACCTGTACTGGCTGGCTCACAATGCACTAATGCGTACCGAGGTAATTCCACCTTTTGGTGACGATTTCCTTAAAGATTTAATTTCGGTCGAAGTGATCGAGGATGAAAGCCCAAAAGGATAGATCGGGGTTCGTTTACTTACCTGGTAGCTAGTCTGGCTATCGAGTTAAAAATTAGCCCCGATCAAGTCCTGGCGATGGATGAGGTCATGTTTAAAGCAGTACTGCAAGTATTAGGAGATCGAGCTAAGGAGCGAGCCAATGCCAGTAAACGTCACAGGCGTACAGGCCACTCTTAAAGACATGCGCAATTTAGACCGCAACCTGGCTAATCAAATGAATAAACAAATAAAAAATGCCATGATGCCTATACTTGAAAAGGCTCAGGGCTATGCACCTGCAAATAGCGAAATGCTTAGCGGCTGGACTAAAGCAGATGCTTTTGGGCCACAGTCTAGAAAATACCGGGCATTTCCAAAATACGATCAGTCCGAGGTTGTAAAAGGCATTATCTATCGTCAGGGTGCTAACAATTCTGGCGAAGTAGCAGGCGCTAAATTTAGGCGCAGATTTCAAGTTACTCATTACATCGCTAATACATCTGCAGGCGGTGCTATTTATGAGACATCTGGCCGCCTATCAGGATCTCGCAAGCCATCGCGCAGCCTTAACCCAAATGCCCGCGCACAATTCTTAGAGCCGTTAGGGCCGATATATGGCACACGTGGCACAGCTGACCCTAGATTTGGCAACACAGACCAGCGCGGCCGTTTGATTTATCGAGCATGGGATGAGGACAACGGCAGAGCTGCAAGAGCTGTAAACCTTGCTATTAATACAGCCGTAGCACAATTTAACGCAGGTAACGCTATGGGTAAATATAAGGCGGCTGCATAATGGCAAATATCGTAGTCGCGGCTATTGCCAAATGGAACGGATCAGCCTTAGTTAAAGGTGAGAAGCAGCTAACAGCATTTCAAAAAACTACAAACAATTTGGCAAAATCTTTTGTTACCTTATTTGCAGCGCAGAAAATCTACGCATTTGGCAAGGCATCCGTAAAGGCATTTGCAGCCGATGAGAAGGCAGCCAAGTCGCTAGCGATAGCACTTAAAAATACTGGCAACGGATTTGCCACAATAGCCACCGAAGGCTTTATAGCCAGGTTGCAGGATACTTACAAGGTACTCGATGACGAGTTAAGGCCAGCATTTCAGACCTTGCTTAACGCCACCGGGTCACTTACTACAGCCCAAAAAGGATTAGAGCTAGCGCTTAATGTTTCAAAAGGTACATCTGCCTCAGTCGAGCAAGTATCAAAAGCGCTGGCAAAAGCATACGGTGGCCAGACCACAGCATTGAGTCGGCTTGGCGCAGGTTTAGATAAAGCCACACTAGCTAGCGGTGACATGGACAAGATCATGGGAGCCTTGACCAGCCGTTTTAAAGGCCAGGCACTAGCTGCAACTAAGACTTATGCAGGTCAAATGAACGCGCTAGCGGTTTCATCTGCCAATGTTCAGGAGATTATTGGCAAGGGCATTTTAGACAGCATCTCGGCGCTAGGCGATGCCGATGGCATTACTCAGGCTACAGCCGAAATGGAAAAATTTGCGCAAAGTTCATCGGATGCATTATTAGGCGTAGCCACATTATTTGGCAGGTTGAAAAATGAGACTAAGACCGGGGGCTTATTAGCAAAAGGTTTTAGCGCATTTATGAATAGCGGTTATTTAGCTAGTGTAGGCCGCGAGGAGCGGTTAAAAAATGCACCGTTTAGCCCTACATCAATGTACTTTACGCCTGAGCAGGCTGAGCGTGCCAAGTTAATTGCTACGATCAAAAAGCAAAACATCACAGAAAAAGAAAAACAAAAGTTATCTGCCGCCGAGTTAGCAGCTAAGAAAAAGCAAGCAGAGCTAGATGCGCTAAAAAAGAAATTTGACGTAGACCGCATCAACCTAGAGACAGCCCTGGCTAACTCCACCGATGAGGCCGAAAAGGCACGCATACGTAGCCTGCTTACCATCATGGATGAGGATGAAAACGCAGCTGCTAAGCGCATGGCGCAGCTTGATGAGGCTAATGCAGCCAAAATGAAGGCAGAATTAGCAGCCGCGGATACCTTAAAGTATTTGGCACAAGAAGCAGACCGAGCAGCGCGAGGCTTGGCATCGATCGGCAACCCTGCAGGCAATTACAATTACACAGCTGCAGCGCCGTCATTTGTCTACGGCGCAGGTAGCGTGCCTGATCTACCAGCTGGCCTTAGCAATATGCCAGCGGAAGGCAACCCGCAGGGAATTTACGATTACAGCCCTAGCAGCCCATCGTTTACCTACTCACCACCTACGGTCAATAACTTTTCAATTAGCACACCGCTTGGCACCGAGGATGCGCTAACCGAAACTATGCAGCGCGTGATCCAAAAGTTAAACCGCATGGGCGATAACCTGTCATTTGCAGGGGCGCTTTAATGCCAGTACCTACGGTAAATGCGTTTATAAATTTTGGCACCGGGCCTAGCACGGCACAAGCCATGATTATCGGCCAGGGCATTATTGGCACAAACGTTTTAGCAGACAGCGCAGCGTTGGTTGTCGATGTGTCTAACCAGGTTGATGGCATCACTACACGCCGCGGCCGTAACGCCGAAGCTGATCAATTTCAGACAGGCACCTGCACCATGCGCATAGTCGACCAAAACGGCGATTTTAACCCTATGAATACGGCAGGGCCGTACTACGGTCTGCTCGATCCGATGCGTAAATTAGAAATATCGGCCACTCATCTAGGAGTCACCTACCCGATATTCAGCGGATTTATCACAGGTTACGACACCCTAACACCACAAGAGGCTGGCGTAGATGTTGTCTATACGACTATCACAGCTGTAGATGCGTTTAGACTTTTGCAAAATGCTCAGATAACTACCGTGGTCGATGCAACGGCAGGGCAGTTAAGCGGCACTCGTATTAATAAGCTGCTAGACCAGGTGGCATGGCCAGCATCAATGCGTGATGTTGATGCCGGGCTGACTACACTACAGGCCGATCCTGGCACACAGCGAACAGCCTTAGCAGCTTGCCAGACCGTGAGCACTAGCGAGTACGGCGCGTTTTATGTCGATGCCGCTGGCTCATTTGTATTTCAGGATCGAGCGCTGACATCTAGCAGCATAGGCGCTACGCCTACAGTCTTTACCGATACAGGCGGCGATATTAAATACTTCGATGCCCAATGGGTACTAAATGACGTGCTCGTATATAACCAAGCAAATATCACAAGATCGGGCGGTGCGACTCAGCAAGATAGCAACGCTGCCAGCATCGCCAAGTATTTTTTACACAGCTACACACAGACCAATTTGCTTATGCAGACCGATGCCGTGGCGCTGGATTATGCCCGCGCTTATGTGGCTAGCCGTGCTGAGACCACCGTGCGATGCGATGCGCTGACTCTTGACCTATACACAGAAAACTACGACTCAGGCATAGTAGCTGCGCTTGACCTAGATTTTTTTGACCCGATAACCGTAACCACTAGCCAGCCTGGATCATCTAGTCTGGTAAAAACCTTGCAGATATTTGGCGTGGCTATGACTATCAAACCGAATAAATGGCAGGTAAAATTTACAAC